CTTTACACTTACTATGTAGTCGTTCTCTAATTCTTTTAGGTAACTAAATAGACTTTGCTTATCTCTATTGTCTTTTATTACAAACTTCATTTAGTAGTCTTCGTTTACTCCTCTTGTTCCTATTAGCTTTTCTTTTGCTCCTGCCCAAAGCTTATCTCTTTGTTTACTTAATGATGCTTCAGTTCTTTTAAGGCTTGGCATACCGTCTGTTGGTTTGCTATCCATATATTTACCACAACTGCATAGTGCTTCCTTAGTTACCCATTTACCATCTCTTAGGACTATTGTAGCTTTGCCAACTTCTTTTTCTTCTTTTCCACATTCGCAACTGTATAAAGTCATAATATCTTTAATTGTTTTTCCTGCTTATTAATTCTATCTGTTGCTATTTTAAAATAGTTTTCGTCCATTTCTATGCCTATAAATTTTCTGTTTAGGTTTTTGCAAGCTACTCCTGTTGTTCCACTTCCCATTGTAAAATCTAAAACAGTGTCGTTTTCGTTTGTGTATGTTTTAATAAGGTATTCCATTAATGGTACGGGTTTTTGTGTTGGGTGCATTGGCTTTCTTGTTCTTTTAAATTCAATAATTGTTTCAGGTAATTTTTTATTTGGATTATAATTCTTACTGTAATTAGTCTTTTTTATACCTTTACCCTTAAAATGTTCTTGAAAATAGGTGCTTTGTATTGAGTTGTCTTTAGGTTTATTTTTTACATTTTTTTTACAGTAGTATGCGTTTGGGTTTTCTGTTTTAATTGGGTTGTATGTTGGTTGCTTTTTATAGAAAACACTAATCAATTCATTGATTTTCATAGGCATTTTATTGCCCATCATAAAGTTTGCTGCGTTATTTTTCTTCCAAATCCAATCATACCTATAATTCTTAATATTACTCATTCTTAAAGCACTACTAAAAGGCTCTGAGCCAAATAATACTATTGCTCCATTCGGTTTTATAATTCTATTAAGCTGTTCCCACATTAATTTAAAGTCTATAACACTATCCCACTTACACGCTGTCGTGCCATAAGGCGGATCTGTAATTATTGCGTCTATTGAACCATCAGGTATTGTTTTCATAACCTCTAAGCAATCACCTTTATACAGCTTCATTGTGCAATCTGTCTAGTTCAAAATGTAAATGGTTTATTGCTTTCTGTATATCTTGTTCAGCAGGGTTACCTTCCTTTTTACCTGCTCTTAACAGATAACTGATTGCAGTTCCTATGTTGTAGCTATCAGGCTGAAAGTCCTCAACTACTTTTCTTGCTGAATAACCGTACTTCTTTCCTGAATAGTAACTTGGTTCGGGTGTTGCTTTGTAGTCTACTTCAATAGGTGTCATATTTTCAAGGTTTTTAATTAGTTTCTCGTTCTGTGTCATTATTTAATAATTTTAATAATTGGTGCGGTGTATATATTCTGCTATCACCTGCATAGTTTTCAAATATACAAGTAAAGTTATCGTTCTCCCAAGTCCAAAGACTTCTGACATTCTTTTTAATATGGTTGTTTAATACCCATTTAATTGTTTTGTAAGTTCTTTTCATATCTATTATTTAAGTTATGAATACGCTAAGGGATCAGAAAAAAAATAAGAAAATAACCGCTTTGTTATTTAAGTTAAGTTTAGCCCTTAGCATATTCTTTATACAGTTTTTTTATTCCATCAAAGCAGGTTGAAATACAAGAGCCACAATTAGTCTTTACATTGTAGTTAGTATTGTATATTGTATTATAAGTTTCTATCATTCTTTTTTTAGCTGCTTGGTCTTTTGCTCTACCTGTTTTCAAGTCTTTCCACATATCTAATATTTCATCTACTATTTCTTGAGGTAAACTTTCGGGTGTTTCTATCTCTGTTGTCTTTTGCCATTTCTTTTGACTGCAGCCCATTGGTGCAAGTCTAGCTTTTATCTTCATGAAACAGCCACAGTCCTTACAAGTTCCTGTTGGTTTAAAATAAAAAATACAAGACTTACAGATAGTTATTCTATCTTCATAAATTTCATTAGGAACAAAAAACTTATTCATATTATCCTTAATTGTGCTGTATGATTATTTAATCTTTTCATAGCTGCTTCAAAATATTCTTTATCTAATTCACAAGCTGTTAAGTCAAACTTTAAGTTATGACAAGCAATAGCTATACTTCCACTTCCAAAATGTGTATCTAATATCTTTTCTCCTTCTTTTGCGTAATTCATCAATATCCATTCGTAAAGTTTAACAGGTTTTTGTGTAGGATGTAGTTTACCTCCATTTCTATTATTGCATCCCATTGCAGCACCTCTTGACATATCAAAACATCTAATAGTTTTATCAAAACTAGCCCATGCTATTTCAGCATCTGACATAGAAAAATCTCTTTGTACTTTATTCCATATTAAAAAACATTGAGATGGCTTTTTTATTTTATCTATAAAATAATTACCTCCCCATATAATTTGATTTTTAGATATTCTAAATAACTCATCAAAATACTTCTGTTTTGGAGTTACATTATCCCATTCTGTTTCTCTATATTGTTTAAATCCCTGCTTACCTTTATTTGCATTCATTGCTTTATCTATACCAATACCATAAGGAGGGTCAACTATTGCTAAGTCAAAATGATTATCTTCATATCTAGCCATAAGCTCCATATTACATTCGTTAGTAATCTTCATTTAATTCCTTTTTAAGTATTTCTCTTACCTTATCTATTGTAGTAAAAAGACTGTTTCTGCTTATTCCTGTTTTCTTAGCTAGACTGTCTAAAGTTTCACCTGAGTAATAAAGCTCAAATATTTTCTTATCATACCAAGTTTGTTGATCTAATACTTTGTCAATTTCTTCTAGCTTTTCCCATTTATAATTGTCTTCTATTTCTTCAGGCAAGTTGTATATACTATTATGAAAAGCTTTCTGACTAGAGCTGACCATATATACGCCTACTAAATTTGTGTAGTATTTTTTATACTTATAATAGAAAGGACTTCTTACACTTGTCAAGCTTCTTCTTAAAACAACTGCACCGTAACCTTTAATTCCTTTAATGCCATCTTTATCGTAAATGTTTTTTAAAGTGTCAGGATTCATCTGAAGGAAATACAAGAACATTTCTTGACAAGCATCATTAATAGCTTCTTCATCTTGCGTAATACCATAACACATCTTTCTAAAGAAAGAACTTAGCTTAGATATTTCAGCGTATATCTCAGTCATTTATTTGTTCTAAAGCGTCAATCTTATCTACTACATCAAAAACCATTTCACTAAGTACAACTTTATAAGCTCTAAGTGTAGCTGAATTTCTTTTAGTTTCAAGCCCTGCAAAAAAACCATTTGTAGCTACTGACATATTTATTGGTATTATCATTAACCAATCATACCAATTATTTTCTTTTACTCCTTTACCGTAATTGTTATGATACTCTAAAATAGTATCTACTACATCTAAGAAATTATTGTATTTTGTTTTTGAACTTACGTCTTTTGCAAACTCTGTACACATAGCAATGTAGGTTTCAATTATGTTCTTGTGTTCTTCACTTGAGTAAATCGGTTCAATCATACGCCAAAGATAAAAAAAATGTTACTCTATTCCTTTTTCTTTTTTTAACTTTTCAACAAGTGATTTGTAATAACTTATTTTTTCTTCATATTCAACACGACTTATCTTTACAGTTGTTCTAGCTAACCATTGTAATTCTTCAGCTTTACCTTCTCCATACTTTCCGTTTAAAGCTAACGAAAACTTGTACTGTTCACCCCAAGAATATACGTTGCACTTTACACATTGCACCTGACAATTTTCCTCATCAAAGCGAGTTGATAAATGTTTCCTGCTTTGAAAGTGTCCGTTTTGCATTCCGTCCTTATATCCTCTGACTATTCCACAGGTAAAACATTGTACCATTCCGTATTCGTTTGCTTCTCTAAGTCTAATGTAAAGACTGAACCATTTGTCAAGTTCTTTTTTTAATTTACTGACTGTCTTCTTCATATAGACTTAATTAATTCAGCTGTTATTTTCCAATCTTCATCTGTACTTGTATCTTTGTTTTTATATAATTCACGCAAAGAATTTAAAGCTTCATCAATTTTATGCTTTTTTGTTTTATTAGACTTTTTTACATTTACAGGAAGTCTATCTGTTAAGTCCCATTCAATTACATTTCTTCCTGTTACACTACATAACCTTTCGCCTTTTTCATAAATTACACCTAAATCTCTTAACTCTGTAAACCTTCCACTTTGATTAGTCTTTAGATTTTTTTCATTAAAAACTTCTGAAGCTGTGCAAGGTGCGTTAATTAAAACTGACTCATATACTTGCAGTCTCCTTTTAGACAAAAGTCCTTCTTGTTTAATTTTATTATAACAGTCTATTGATGTTTGTCTAGTTTTCATATTCTTCAAATTTAGTACAAAATATTGCTTCTAAAATACAAAGTAGAATTATTATTCCCCATACAATTGTTAATATCTTCATCTTAAAATAGTTCTTTTTGGTTATCTTCTTTTTTTAATACAACACCTAAAGCAGTGTTTAATATATTTTTACCTGCTTCATAATCTACTAAGTTTCTGCCTATTTTATAAATAAATTGTTCTCCTTTGTATTTTCTAAAATTATAATCGTGAAACTTTATTAACCTTTCCATCTCTTTACCTTTTTGAACTATTTTTAAACTTCTGTTACTAAGTACTATAGGTAAATTAAAATTAGTCCAAAATAAATGTCTTCCTCTTTTATTTGCAGGAATTAATGGTTCGTAATACGGCACTACATTTTCTACACAATACTTACCTTTAAAGTGAGTTTGTAATAAAATTATTTCTTCATACAACTTTAAATCGGGGTAAACTCTTTCTGCTTTACTATTCCAAAACCTAGCCCTAGAATGACTTGGGCAGGGCGGTGAACTCCAAATAAAGTCATATTCTTTATAATGTTTTAATAAATATTCGTGAGCATCAGCTATAATTACTTTATCATTAGGAAATCTCTCTTGATAAAGTCTTGCTAAATCAGGATCAAGCTCTACAGCTGTAACCTCTATGTCATCTTTTACTTCGTTCCACTTGTAACGATTACCACCTAAACAAGCATATAAATTTAATATCTTCATTTTATATATGTTCTAAACATACAGGACATAATTCAATATCCCTAATTTCATCAGTTATTTCAACACCGCAACAAGTGTATTCTATTTCTTCTTCTTCTTTCATTTTAATAATTTTATTGGTTCTTGATACCATAAGGTCTTTCCTTTTGGCTTTCCTAAAGTATGAACTTCATAATAAGCGTTGTCTACTAACTTCTTTTGAGCATATACCCACTTATAAAAAGTTCTGATATTTAAAAAGGGTTCGTCCTTTCCAAATCTTACACCCTGCCTAAATGCGTCTTGAACTTGATTAAAAGTCATATTTCCAAAACGCTTTTCTATTTTTAAATCCTCAGCAAATGACCTGCTAAGCTGTGCTAAAGTTTTGCCGTCTGTATTATGACCTATTTCTATTTTAGTTTTAGTGAGTAAATCATAAACCTTTTTAATAAGTTCTTCTAAATTTTCTTGTTTTAATGGTTTCATAAATATTCTTTTCCTTTTAAGTATTCATTTAATTGCATATCTATTTTAGACATTGTTTTCGGTTTCTTTGCTTCTCTTTTCTCCCAAGTTCT